ACGACGTGTGTTAAACAGTAGCATACCACGTGGATAAATTGTTGGATCTGGACGATCAATATCTAAGTAATCACTTGTTAACAGTGTCTTAGTTGTAGGAATAGTACCAGTTACAACATCTGTTGTCGCGTCACCCATAAAACGTGCATCACCAAACAGTATTCCGTTTTCTGTGGTTTGGTCTGTCTTATCAATAGCAACCCAACGTGCTTCGCCGTCAACTGTTTGACGTCTATATAGTGATGGATAGTTCTCTAAATCACTTGTATCAATCCACAAATCACCGTTAACTAATGCAGTGCTATCACTTTGAAGTGTTGGCGCTGTTGTGCTAAAGATAACACCATCTGGACTTGTATCTGCTAGTGCAAAGCCACGAGTATCAGTTATGTTATGATAACCTTGCCAAATTGTTCCGTTGTGAATCATAATGTCTGCTTCAAATGCAGTACTGTACCAGTATGTAAGATCAGTTGGATTTGCACTTGGTGCGCTTGTACTTGCAGTATATGTGTCTGCAATCCAGTTACTTAAAATAAGATCACTGCTATTACCTGCTCTAACCTGCTTTGTTGTAATGCTTGTTGAAATTCCTGCAGTTGCTAGTGGTGTACCTGATGTATCTTTCAACACAATTACACCGCCTAGTGCATGCTTAATTTTTATAGCACCTGTGCTTAGTATTTCAGCACTAACGTTTGCTACGTTTGCACCATTAATATCACTTGCTAGTGTTGTAAGTGTTGTGCTACTAAGTGTCACTGTAACAGCAGTTGTTAATGTTACACTGTTTGCTGCACTTGCCTGAATAGTAAACGTGTTATTTTGGGTAAGTGATGCTGTCGTATTAGTACCCGTTACTTCTAATGCACCTGTCTCATAACGTTTGAATAATTTGTATGTAACTGTATCATCTTCACTTACGTCATACTGTACATAAAAACTACCAGCTGGAATAGCACTGCCGCCTGATATGTCATAGTTCTTAAGTGCAGTTTGATCGTTTGTATATGCAGGCGCACTGCCTGAAACAAATGCTGCAGTTGCAGTGTCAAATGTGCTAACGTCTGCTAAGAATCCACTGTTGCTTGCAGTTGTTTTCACCCATATACTTCCTGCTGGACGAGGTGTTGTGTCTGTTGACTTAAATGCTGGAACAGTGTAATGTGGATCTTGTGCAATAAGAGGTCTTGCATATGTGCCTGCTGTTAGTCCACCTACAGTAAGAATTGTACCTGAATTATTAGCAAGAATAATTTTACCATCTGCCGCACTTCCGTTTGATTCTGCAAGACTAGTTGCATAAATTTCTATCTTGCCGTCAACTGCGGCTGCAGTAACACCATCAATACTTGCATTGTTAATACTAGTTGCAAGATTTGCTGCAGTTGTGCCACTTAGTGTAACTGTTGTTGTGTTAATAACAATACTGTGACCATTTACATAAGTTCCGTTTGCATTTGTGCCAGAAATTGTTGGATGTGAAATCTGCCAAGCAGTACTACCTACAAGTACCCAAGCATTACTACGATTTTTGTAGTATACAGGGTTACTAGTGTTTGTTGCAACCAATGCATAATCGCCGATTGCACCAATTGATGTTTTCGGTACACCGCTATCTAAATCTGTTGTAACTGTAATAACTGTTGGAACTTTATTAGTGAAAACACCTGTGCTTTGGTTCCATTCAAAAATACCCCAGCGTGTGTCTGTGCTCATGTCCCACCAAACTGTGCCGTTTGTAGGATTACCTAGTGGACGACTTGTGTTGCCTTCTAGTGCTGCTAGATCCACATCTGCACGAATGACATATGCTCTGTTGCTTACACCAAGTAAACTGTATGCAGCTAACAAGCCATATTCATTAAGATCGTAACCGTTAATTGGTGTACCGCTTGATGTATTATAAAATAGTGGATTACCGAAAGTACTTGTTAGTTCTCTCTGGCTTCCAATTAAAAATGTGCTACCAGCATTTGCTGCGGTTGTTCCTGCCGCTACGCCTGTGCCAGTGCCACTTGTCTTATCTTGTGCAGTTGCAACAACAATCGCTGCTACTGTTCCTGCTGCTGATGGTGCATAGTTACTTTCGTCAATGACTGTAACTTCTACGCCTGGTGATATTAGTGCCATGTTTTCTTCCTTCTTGTACAGGTGTTTGTAATTCGTTATAACTATTTATAAGAACACCCGTAAAAACACCTTATTTGACAAATCCCTTTAAAGGTCCGTGTTAAATACACTATGAGACCTATTTGTGAGACATGTGGACAGCGTCCTCGAGCAATAAACTACCGCAAGGCTGATAAAGTTTTTTATAGAAAGAAGTGTGAACAGTGCTTAAAATTACACAAGCCTGTTAAACCGTTATGGGTAGATAGTGGATATAAAATCAAACGCTACTGTGAGGCTTGTGGATTTAAACCTATACTCAGAGCACAAGTTACTGTGTTTTATATTGATGGCAATCTTAAAAATGTAAGTAATCGTAATCTAAAAACAGTTTGTTTAAACTGCAACGCAGAACTTATTAGTACGGGATGGCGCCGAGGTGATCTAACACCTGATATCTAAGTTCGCTGATTGATGCATTATTTTCTATAATCTCATGGAACTGATCATCGGTATCAATCCACTTCCATTCACTGGTATGAATGTCCTCGTCAGCCATAAAGTTGCTACCAGTAGCATTGTCTAATGTTGCTTTAGCCCACCAATCAGGCTTCTCTCCTCGCTTTATCATCCATACTTCTCCGTCTATTTCACGGATCATATCTTGTTCATTGCGAAAACGTACATCAGATATAACATAGTTACCTGGATTGTCTAGCATTTGTTTTTTTAAGGTGCTTACCCAGATTCCTTCATCAAAGCCATTACGCATGCAATCAGTACCAAATAACTGAAGCACCAAACGAGGAGTGATTTCCATTTTCGTTTCATTACTCCAAAAGTCGTCTCGCTGCTCACGCCACTGTCTTGATTCATCTGTATCTCCTTCAAGCATTGCTCTATCCCAGCCAAAGATTGTGCTTACGCCATCTTTGAGCTTGTCAGCAAAACTTACTTTTTCGAATCCTTGTTCTACGAGAATGTCTGCAACAGTGTCTTTGCCGGCACTAATGAGTCCACATAATCCTATTATCATATCAATTGCTTTCTTATCTTACTATAAGGAACCTGTTGTTTTACTAAATCACAAATTTTTTCAATGTTAAAATTGCTTTTGTTAATAATGTAATTATTTTTTTCTCGCCAGCGATTGTAAATTTCTCTATCAAAATCATATCCTACTATATTAGTATATTGTAAATCTATCCATTTGTCTAGTAAAATTTTATTTTTTGATTTATATTCTGCACAGTTATGCTTATAGTGAGAAAATGCAATTTGATATATCATATAATTATCTGCTTCATTTTTATCTTTTTGTTCTAGCATCTTATAAAATTTATTAGACTCTCTTAACGTTTTTGACGTTACATCATAAGTTTTATTAAAATTTGCAAGAGTTGTAAAACTTAAAAGCCTGTTTGTGCTTACAATGTCCACTATGTAATCGTTGTACTTGTCTAGGAATGGATGATAACAATGATTTTTTATAATATGAGTTTGCCTGTCATTTATAACTTGTTCAATTTTTTCTTCTAAATCATCAAAATTGTGTAGTGGGATTGATAATGCCAACGAAGATAGCGCATGTTTTTTATTATTCTTTACCAAAGTACGACCATTATCTAGTAAATAATTAGGAATAATATTAGAAATTAGATTTGGATTAGCAGATAATATTGAAGAAACTATCGTTTCTCCAGCATATCCACCTTTCCAGCGGAAAATTTTAAGCATTAATTTACCCTATAATGAAAGAGAGTGGATCACTACCATCAACATAATTGCGTAGTTCTTCATCGAGTTTGTCTATTTCAACTTGCGCTTCTGCTTTTAATGCATCACCGTTTAGACTTGTACCGCCTTGTGGTCCTGCAATTGTGCTAAACTTTGAACGTGCTTCGCCTAGTGTGTACTTTGCTAATGCTAGTGCGTAATCTTGCACCCAAGGACCTGCATGCCTATCCTGTAATAGTCTTGCTTCTGGACGTAGGTTGTAAGTCCATAATACAATTTGTTCACCGCTATTAGTAAACTTTCGTAACACTGTAATTACTTTAGTAACAGGATTAAATTCAAAGTTTACAAATCCACCAAACAGTCTTGCACTCATTTCCTGATACTGATAGTACATTTCATATGTTGCCATGCCACCAATACGTCCACTTTGTAACAAGTAGGTATTTTGAAAAGCAGCTTCAAAAGGTTCAAATTGTGTTCCAGTATCACTACTGCCGCTACCAACACTGCGTCTGTACACTTGTCGCACTTCTTCAATTTCATCTGGAAGTGTATATTCTTGTTGTTCTTTTACAACACTTAGGAACACATATGAACTCTCATAGGCATTTTGGCTGCGCTGACGAAAACGTTTTACTGCTTTATCAATACTATTGTCATAATGTTCCGGATCAAGTTCAACATCTACCATGCCGTCGCCTAAGCGATAGCGAATATAGTCTACTGTGTCTGCTCTTAATGATGCTAGTGTTGCCATAGTGTATCCTTGTTCTTATACACTATTTATTACTTTACTGCCTTAAGGATAACAGTGTCAGAATTTAAGCGTCCGTTCATTTTAGTTTCTACACCTTTAATATTATCCAAAAACTTTCGTAATTGTACCTTACCACTCTTGTTAAAGTCTGCTAGTTGTTGCTCTGGCTTGCGAAGAGTTTTTGCTATACTGGTGCTAGTATCAAAGAACTGAAGTGTGGTTCCTTTGACTTGTAGTGTTGCATGTTCTTCTGCAACATACTTACCTAGTTTGCGTGTCTTAATATTAAACACCCAAACTTCTGTAGCATCAATAATATCCACTGGATTAATAGAGGCTACTTTATACTTTTCGTCGGTTTTACAATACTTCATTTTCGCAATCAACTTGTCCGCACTCTTAGGCTTAGGTGATCTAGTTTTACGAGTTGCTTTACTTTCTGCTGTAATAAGATCACACGCACCTAGGATACCACCAAACAATGTAACTGCACGTTTCACTGCGGCTTTGTCCAAGTGTGCATATGCTTCTCGCAAATCCTCTTCTTGTTCACGAGCAGGTTGCTGTAACATAATATACTCAGCATACACACCTTCATAAAAAGCACGAATATGCCTAGCATGTGCTTGGTTAACATTCAGTTTACGAAAAAGTTTTACAGAATCAAGTCCCTTAAACGTATTAGGATTACGGATGAAGTCATCTACTTCTTCTTCTATCTCTGCAATAATATTACCACTTGCTTCTTTAATACGTTCTTGTATACTAGGCACATAAGCATTCTTAGGCTTAGTTGCTTCTACTGCTTTCACTTCAGAAACAATAGTCTCACCATTTTCTGCAAGATAACCAAATCTACCTGACATCCAATTGTGACTATCCTCAGGCACTTGATCTGCTTTGTCATTATTCATGTAATAACAATAACAAGCAATATGACTAAATGTCATACTAGCATCACTATTTTTCATAATGTATGTTGCAGTTTTTTTATCAAAAAACTTTTTTACATACTGTCTTATAATAGGAACATATTCCTTCTTATCTACTTCAAAGTGAAAAAAGTCCTTTGCACGTTTGTAGTTGTCCAAGGGTGCAGCACCAGCGCCAGTAGTTTTACGGCGCGCCTTGGGTGCTTTTTTACGCTTGATAGGTTTACCTTTAAGAGCAGTTAATGCCATCGTTCATAAACTCCATTTCCATTTGTGTTTCAAAGTTAGTTATCTCCAGTGACTTCAAACGTATCACTTTGTCCAACAACTCCAGCGTTTTTTCTTTTTCAACACCTGTACTTACTGCATTTCTTACAATGGTAAGTGTTTCAATATCATTTAATATTTCGTTCATGCTTTCACCCATGTTTCAAAGTTTGTACCAGACCAACGATAACCATGATGCATCTTGTAGACTTCATATGCTACAAGTACATTATGATTTTCATCAAATCCATTATCTAACCGTTGTACCAGTTGTTCTGTGGTAGTACCATAGAACTTTGCACGTTTAGTTAAAACAGTCATTGCACCTTTAATACGCATTATACAACCCTTCCGTTTGCAATTATTGAGGACATCATCAATCTAACCTGCTTCAAGCGACTTTCCAAATGCTTAATAACTTTTTCGTTTGGATTAGTGCGAGCAACTTCTTCCATAATAAAACTTGGAAGAACACGCAGACCACGCTCAACGCTTTCCATTTGCTTGTCTCTAGGTAAAGACTTAATTAAACGATTATATGCTGCATTTGTAATTGGCTTAGACATTTGTATCTCTCCGTTAACTTCAACTTACTATATTAATATAGCACCTTTTAAGAATGTGTCAACCTTTTTTGAGAGATAATTTGTAACTTCCGGGATTTTGTGGACTATTTGTCCAACTTTTTACATAAGGATGCTGTGCTGCCCATGCTCTAAACTCGTTCATTATGGCGCCTTGCCCTGTAACAACAACCACTGTGCGTTGTTTGTCATAGTATGCATCTGTTATACGACTGTTAAACAACGCCCAAGCTGCATGTATAGTATGTCCGTGTAGGTCTATTCGCATAGTGTATTTAAGGCGATAAATACTACGCAACAAGGAAATAGTATGCCAAGAATTTCACTATGGAAAGACGGTGCTCATACCAACGATTATCGCTTCTTCGACAGACGAATGAAGGAGATGTTTACAATTGGTGGGACTGGTATCAATGTACACAAATATTTAGGTGTTGCAAGCCAAGGCGGCAGCGACCCAAGTCAACCAAATCAAAGTGAACCAGATCCACTAGGTATTCAGGATTTCTTATTCCTTGAAAACAGAGATAGAATTTATGATCAAGACGTTTATTCGCTACGCGGTATATACAGCGTAAGTGATACAGACTTTGATTTAAGTCAGTTTGGTTTGTTTCTAGCAAATGATACATTGTTTATTACACTCCACGAAAATGATATGCTAAACAATCTTGGACGCAAACTTATGTCAGGTGATGTTATTGAATTGCCACACCTAACAGACTTTAGCGCACTGGACGAAAGTGTAGAACTAAGCCTCAAACGCTACTATGTTGTACAAGAAGGTAGTCGCCCAAGTGAAGGATTTAGCCCAAGTTGGTGGAGTCATCTATGGCGTGTTAAGTGTACACCGCTAGTTGATGCACAAGAATATAACGATATTCTAAATGTACTACAAGAGGATAGTGACGGCAATAGCACAGACAATACATTGCGTGACTTGTTATCTACATATAACAAAGAACTTGAGATTACAAACAAAGTTGTTGCTGCAGCAGAAGCAGAGGTTCCAGAGAGCGGATATGATACAAGTCAATTTTATATTGTACCTACCGATCCTCTAGGCAATCCTTTAGAGCCAATAGGCGTTAACGCAGACGATACTGACTTAAATGCTGATAATACAGACTCAACTGCAGATGCTAGACGTATTACACCTACAAATAGCAATGCATATAGCGGATATCTAGTGGGTGATGGACTTGCTCCAAACGGGGAACCAATTAGCATGGGTACAAGTTTTCCAGCAGATGCACAAGAAGGAGATTATATACTGCGTTTAGATTTTCTACCAAATAGATTATTTAGATATAGTGGATCACGTTTTATTAAAGTAGAAGATGATGTGCGTAGTAAACTTACACCAGGAACAGGTAATACACAAATGGATGGGTTTACTAATAACACAAGCACATTTACTGCAGATGATAACACTACGGCAACAAGTAGACAGTCACTAAGTGACGCACTGAAACCTAGGGAAGATTAATGCCGCAACAGTTTTTTTATGATGAACAGATAAGGCGTTTTCTATTACAGTATATACGCGCCTTTAGTAATTTCCAAGTAGAGTATGGCAAAGATCGTGCTGGCAATACTACACTGCAAACGGTACCTGTAAAGTATGGCGACAGTACTCGTATGGTCAGTAGTATAATTCGTGAGAACAGCGAAAATAAAATTATCCCAACTCCAATGATTAGTTGCTACATAACTGGACTAGAATACAATCCTGAACGCAGACAAGATCCCACATTCATAGACAAAAAACATATTCGTATGCGCAAGTTTGATCCTAACACAAACAGTTATACTACACAACAAGGCAATGCATTCACTGTAGAACGACTTATGCCTGTTCCTTATACACTTCAAATGAGTACAGATATCTGGACTAGTAATACTAATCAAAAACTACAACTACTAGAACAAATACTTGTTCTGTTTAATCCTTCGTTAGAAATACAAAGCACGGACAATTATTTGGACTGGACAAGTTTAAGTTATATAGAACTAGCTAGTGTAAATTTTAGTAGTAAAAGTGTGCCTGTAGGAGTTGATGATATGATAGACATTGCAACCCTGCAATTTACATTGCCAATATATCTTACTGCACCTGCTAAAGTTAAGAAACTTGGTGTTATTAACAAGATTGTTGCAAGTGTATTTGACGATCAAGGCGGCATTGCAGATGGTGTAATTGATGGACAGATACTAATGGGTACCCGTCAAAAATTTACACCTATGAACTTTGGTATAATTGTATTAGGTAACACTATACAAATATTAGATAGACACGAAACTACAACAAACAAAGTAGACTATTCGCCGCTAAATGATCCGCCTACTAAAGTTGGCACTGATAGCACTAGTTGGACAGCACTTATTAATCAGTATGGAGCACTAGTTGCCGGTATTAGCCAACTTAGATTAGAGCAGGGCACTTCAGAGATTGTAGGGACTGTTGCTTTCCATCCTAGTGATCCACATAAACTACTATGGACATTAGATGCAGACACTATTCCAACAAATGATATTCCAGCTGTAACAAAGATTATTAATCCTTTGCGTAGCGCACCGGGAGCTGGATTACCTGCAAACGCAACAGGACAACGCTATCTTATTCTAAATGCTATAGGAGATTCTGATAATACAGACGGTGCTGATGCCTGGAAAGACACTAGTGGTAACGATCTTGTAGCAAGTGCAAATGACATTATCGAGTGGACAGGTGCTAGATGGCAAATTTCATTTGACAGTAGTAGTGATTCGGGTGTACACTATATGACTAACAGTACCACAGGAATTCAATACAAGTGGACCGGAACAGAGTGGGTCAAGTCGTATGAAGGCGAATATAAAGCAGGCGATTGGAACATCGTCATTTAACAGCGGTGTAGGCGCACTGTTTTTAAGCAAAACAACTTCCCGTTATCTTTTTGTACTTCGCAATGGTGCCAAGTATGATAGCATGTGGGCGTTTGTTGGCGGTAAAGTTGAGTCTAATGAAACTGAGTTTGATGCACTACAGCGTGAGATTGTTGAAGAAATAGGATTTTCTCCAAAGGTTCTAAAAACTATACCGGTAGAAAAGTTTACCAATACAAAGAACAACTTTACCTATAGCACATATGTTTGTGTTGTAGAGGAAGAATTTATCCCAAAACTAAACAATGAACACAAAGGATATGCTTGGAGTAAACTTGACAGTTGGCCCAAACCATTGCATCCAGGTGTATTTACTACACTTAAAATAGATGAAATCGTTGAAAAAATAAAAACTATTGAAGAAATAATGCGTAATTAATTACATCATCATTGCTAGTACTTCAATTACACCTGTAGAATTTTCATCACCGACGTGATCTTCAATCGCTTTACCAATTACCGAACCCATTAATGGTTGTCCAGCATCTGCATCAAACGCTTTTGCCATACCGTTACCAGCACTAATCATCATATCGCCTGCTTCTACAGGACCTATAACTTTACAAGGTACACGCCCTGCTAGTGCAAGTGCTACGCCTTCTTGTGAACTGTTCATTAAATATGCTGGATCAGTACTAACAATACCTGCTACTTTAGTACACGCGGCTACATCACATTCTTTAAGTTTTCCTTCACCAGCAAACATTACTACTGTTCCTTCAGGGATAGTTTCATCACTATCATACATCTCTGCCAAATCAGCGTATAGTGCGCTTGATGCTTGACCAGTTATGGCTTGTGAAAACGTAACAACACCGTTACTAGCAATTGCTATGGCATCTAGGTCACTTGCACTTCCTATTAGACCGCCGTCTTTAATGACTAAATCACCTGCTACAGTAAAGTCTCCAATACTACTTAAACTTGCTGTTTCTGCGGCAGCGGCGCTTGCTGCTGTCTTAAACGATAACTTGGTTGCATTGTTGGATGCACTAAAGTTTCCTTCGGATATCGCAGCAATACCTGCTGCTACTAATACAGCATCAGTTCCAGCACCTTCTGCAGGTGCTTGAAAACTAATTTCTCCTAGTACATCAT